TGCTGTTTGAGCTGCACTTGTAATCGTACAAGATACACCGCCCGCAGTATAACCGCCTGACGTTGCAAGCTCAGTAGCACTCAACGCAGTAGTGTTCGTAGCTACGTTGGGAGCAGTATTAGAAAGTATTATCTTCCATGAGTCAGTGCCAGCGTTAGCGGCTTCTTGCAGGACTTCTGTGCCGATTTGGTATTTTACATACGTTAATGTGCTCAAAATTATTCTCCTTAAAAAAAGCTATACTGCTTCTCGCCAATCATCTTATTTAGCTTGCGAGCATTCTGTGTGGCAGCAATCTTCTTATCTCTGTTCTTTAGATAATACTCACGCTGGTATTCTTTTGGAGTCATATTATTGAACCCCTATGATTTTCCCGTTAGCATCTCTAACCACTGACCTTGGTTGCCCCATCTTTTCTAAGGCAACCTGAAAACCTTGCAGCGCCATAGCCAGAGCATCATTTGTGTGAGTATCCATTGCAATGTCGGTGCTATCCTCAGTGCCAGATTCAACTTCCTTGCTCTCGATATCCATTTGCTTTAGCAGTATGGCTGTTTCAGCATCAAGCTGTGCTTTCTGTCTATCAAGCTCTATTTTTTCATGTTCTAGTTGAAGTTTAGCCGCTTCAATACCAGTATCTTGAGGTTGCGAATCACTTTGAGCCTTTAACCTTGCTGTTTCAGCGTTATATTGGTCAATCTGTAGCTTATGCGAGGCGTTCTGTTCTGATAATGCCCTAGCTTGTGCATCAAGCGCTTGTTTTTGTTCTTCACCCTGCTTAGTTTGTAATTCTTGTTGCATTTGCTGGATAATTTGGTCTTGCTGTTGGATATGCTGGCTTGCATTGTCCATCGCCTGCTTGACTTGAGGCGGTATGTCACCCTGGCCCTCTTGGTCTTGCAGTTGTGGCGGTAGCATTTTCTTCATGCGGTCAGCTATCTTGTCAGCGTAGGGCACATCCATCGACTTCATGATAAGGTCACCAGCAACTTGCATTAGCTGCGGATTACCTTGCACCATTTGAGTCAACTGAGCTGAACCTTCGATACGCTTTGTCATGTAGCTCGGGCCAGTATCAATCACAACATCATAAGTGCCGATGGTTGGGTTGAATATCTTTTGAATGTCTTTTACGCCTACCTCAGTATAAGACTCTTGATGTTGCGGGTCCATTGTTGCGTGGTTAATCTCGCCATCAATGCCAAGTGTTCTGATAACCCGCTTAGTGTCTAGCACCTTACCAGAGCATATCAGCTCAAGAATAACCCTGATCTCATACTTCAATGCACGATTAAGCGCATCCATAAAGTGGAAAGTTGCAATCTCACCCTGTAGTTTGAGGCGTTGAATACCAATACCACTAGATGCTTCTGACTTCTGACCAAAGTTAGCAGCCTGCTGACCGGAAGCGGCTCGCATTTGCTCAGTAGACATTTGCAGAAGTTGCATTTGAGCAGTAGGAAGCACAGCACCTTGCTGGCGCTCAGGCTTGGGTATTGGATTGCCAGCATCGTCAATATGGTTGTAAGGTAGATAAGCAAGGTTTTGGGTATTAGCTTGATCCCACTTTTGCTCATAGCCCTCAATAGCCTCAGCAGGTGCAATGTAGGGGATTTTATTCTGTAACGCGATTGTTTCAATAGCTGCTGAATAGGCATAGTTAACCATACGGGCAGGGTCTTTAAGGTCACGGACAAGACCTTTCTTAACCGTTTCACCGTTAACCATCATCTCTTTGCCAATAACTTCAATGATAGGCAATGTGCTTCCTACCCAATCAGTCGTGGACATTGGCTCGTCATGATTGCCGACCAGCTTATGAATTCTCCACTGTTTACGCTTTGTTTTACGTGTCTTGATCTCACCTGACTCAGCCATAGGCTTGAGCAAAGCAAGAATCTCAGGCGGTATCTTGCTCTCGCATTCTGCTGTGCCATCGGGTAACTGATACAGCACATCATCAATAAACTCCAAGCAATAGTAGTCGGCCACGCGCACTGTGTCATCTTTAACCCAGCCGCGCACCTTGTCGTCTGTCCATGACTTAACATCAATATCAGGCCACATGCGCTGGCATTCATCTTTAGTTACGTCCTCAAAGACAAAACCCCACTCGCGGTCTGACTTGTCTAGCTCTTTGTAAAAAGGATCAAGATATACCATGCCAGGGTCTAAGATAGGCTTGATGCGGATAACTTGATCGAAAGATAACTCACTCTCATACTCGGTAACAATCCTCCAATATCCTTCACCGCCGGCTATTGCGTGTTCAATTGCGATATTGTGGATGTCACCACCGTTTGAGGTAGATTGGATGTTACGTATTAAATCGCTGAGTATCTCAGCGGTTTTCTTGTCTGAGCAGTCATCGACGGGAAGAACCTTGCCTGTTGGCGGGTTTTCTTTAATCTGGTTGACAATCTGATTGACGTGTTGGGCTGTGATGTTGATTGTTAAGCAAGGTCTACGCTCGATTGTAGAGCGTTGAAGCGAGATATTTTGCGGCCATTGCCAGCCGTTGTCTGAATCACCAAGGTAGAACTTTGTATCTTCTACTGATTGAGTACGACTAGCAGAATAGGCAGTCTTTGCAAGCTCATACCGTTCTTTAGCTTCTACGACTATGCTTTCGCTGGCTTCTTCATGGTCTTTGCTCATTTAGGCTCTCTCATCAATAAAACGACAGGCTCAGTCTGAACCCGTGTAAAGTCGAAGCGATTATACCATAACTCTAGTTTATTTGTATCTGGCATTAATAGCAGTATTTTACCAGCATTATCGGCCTCTTTGCATACACTTTCAAGAAGTTTAGAGCCGTGGCGTTTCCCTTTCATACCTGACTTCACCCTCGCAACCTCGCGCACATTCTCACGCAACGAGATAGGCAGTAACATTGAGTAACGAACCTCGCATGTGGCTGATTCATATTGACGCACACCAAGCATTTTAGGCGTTTGCAAGTTTGTATTCCTTGGTACGTTTGTCTACATAAACAGAGGCAGGCACAAATAAAGGCTCGAACCTATCGCATTCAACCGTTCCGAGCATCATCATTACATGCCCAGCTATATTAACTTGATACTTACCCGCTAAACATTGCTTCATCGTCACAGCGTCATTAAATTGTTTGCATTCGCTACAGTTAATCATGATCCCATCCATCCATCGTTAGTTAAATACATATCACCACTTACCTTTTCTTTAACCTTTGGTTTAGAGGTACGTCTAGCCCCTTCGCAAGCATAGCGTAGCGCGTCTATAACGTGGTTGTCCTTATCGTTCAACAGGGGTAGCACCAAACCAGTCAGAGGGTCAATCTTATAGCTGTATAAGGTTAGCTCGTCAATTGTATGAATGCACCTTGGATGCACAACTATATCATAGGATTTAAGGAACTCGATACCCTCTTCCACTGATCTTGCTCCTTTAACTGCGGCCATGATCTTAGGGAAGCCATTCTTGCGTAAGTGGTTAATCGTTTCAGGCCGTGCGCTGTCGGCTGTCATATTCCACTTTTCACTGTCTGGGATAGATAGGAACAGATCCGGCGTATCTACAATGTCACAGCCCACGCGGTATGCTTCGTAAGGTATATATAGCTTGCGTCCTACAATGTAGGCTTGAACCAATACTGTTGGGTCAATGCTGAAGCCCCAGTCAGCGCCTTGGCGGATGATTGCCTCTTTATCAACATCGAACTCTTCGATAGTCCAGTTCTTGAACACCCTTGCCTGTGAGTTTTGCTGATACTCACCAAGCCAAACATGGGCGAACTTATCAGGGTCACGCTTCATATCGTAGTCAATTTCAGCTTGCAGCACGTCAGGCAGCCAAGGGTTGTCCCTATAGTTTACCTGCACCACAATAGAATCAGGAGGTGGATTGTCACAGCGTAAGAACGAGTCTATCGGGTCAGTTGCGAGCGAAGGGTTCCATGTTGCCCATATCTCTGATCCTTCCTTCCGAATTGTTGGCCTAAGAAGGTCAAGGCTGCGCTGGCTGAGTGATTGCGCCTCTTCGACCCAGGCTATATCGTAGCCTTCTAGAGATTTGATTGAGTCTGCAGTTGCAGTTGACATGCCTTGAAATATGATTAATGAGCCATTCTTGCCCATTATTTTTTCGTACTGTATCTCAAACAAGTGAGAAACGCCTAACTCCTCAATCTTATTTTCCAGTAGTTTTTTGACTGATTGAGCAAGGGACTTTTGAACTTCTCGGACGCATACGGCTGTTGTTTTAGAAAGGACACATCGTTCTACCAATGCTTCGGCAAACGCATGTGACTTTCCAGAACCCCTACCACCAAATGCGCCTTTATATCTGGATCTGGTCAATAGCGGCTTAAACCATCTAGGCGTTTTGATTGTTAAATTCATCAATATTCCATTTGTTACTTTTTACTAGATTATGGGCTTTTGTAATAACTTGAAGGTTATTCTCTACATGCAACCCTGAAACAAGCGAATGGCGCAAAGGTATTATGTGATCTACATGCCATTCAAACCCTGTTACTTTTGTTCTTAGCTTTGCCAGTGCATATATTTCAGAAATAATAAATTTATCACCGAAAGATGATTTGTTTCTTAAAGTTGCTCGTCTTGTTCCATTCCACGCATAAACTTTATCTTTGTTGTTTGCTCTGTATTTTTTAGATATATCTCTGATATGCTCTTTTTTTACTTGGTATCTATCATCTTCACGATTTTTTATCGATTCTTTATTTGCTTGATAATATTTTGATATTGATAGTTTTTTTGCTTCAATATTTTTATAATAAGATGCTTTTTCAATAGCTTTTACATGGTCTATATTTTCTATTCTAAATAATCTTGCATTAGCACTCATGCAAGGCTTGCATCTTGGATGTCTACCTGATTTTCCATTTTTTGCAAAAGAGTCAATATCCTTTTGCTCTCCGCACTGCTTACATTTTTTCATTGCTGTCAACGATAACTCTAGTGATGTTTGTTATATGTAGAGGATTGTTAGCATCGCCTGTTAATTGCAGCGGCAACAGTTTGGGATAGATTGATGTCCAGAATGCTCGTTCGTTTTCTGGTTCTTCTTTTGCCCAATCAATTAGGCGTTGAGTTCCACCAAGACCTTCAAATGCTAAAGCAATTGCGTCTTTTGCGGCGGTTGTGGTTTTATTGAGTGCGCCTTTTGGTCTGCCCATTCCAGCGCGAGGAGGTTTTCTTTTATCAGCAGACTTCACTATTTTAGTATTTGACATAATGTTGCCTTTCGCAACCCTGGTTAACTGAACCAGTACAATTTTACTTCTGTTCTAACTCTTCGTTTGGTGCTTCAGGCTTCTTGTCCTTACCCCAAATAGCATCCCAACCACTCTTGTATACTTCGTCTGGAACTCTAGTGCGTATCTCAGTGCCTAGATAACTTTCTTTGCTTTCAAGTACATCATAATTAGCCATTATCACGGCTCCTAGCCCATTCTTCTTTGCTCATAGGCTCTTCACCTGCGGATTGTGTATCCATCACGTACTTTCGATAAGCATTAGTATCGACTAACGTATTGGCGGATTGTTCAGCCATACCTTTTCCGCCCATTCCAAGCAAACTCATTAGTGCGTTAGCCATATTAACCTCCGTGCGATTCGTAGATAGATTGTATATATTTTACAATGAATACGCCAATTATAATACAAATTGTAATAACAAACATAGTTTGATTCGTATCCATCACAATATACCCCCTGTCATATTAACCCTCTTGATTCCATCCTCACGGCACTCAGCGCAACAATACACTCCTTCAGATGGCTCGTAACAGTTACCACAAATTCCATAGTGGTAAGGTGAAGGCTCTCTGAACTCCAGTGCCTCTTTCAAAAATAGCGCTTCGTGGTCGCTTGCTTGGTCGTCTAGTGTCATTTGTAATTCTCCCTTAGCCAAAGTGTCAACTCTGAATTTAAATCAATTATACGGCCATGTAGAGCGATTGCTACGCCATAGTACTTGTCATTAAGTGCTTTCTCACGATCTGCGGCTAATTGCCCTAACTTGATGGTTAGTTCTGACCAGTCTTTATTTTCCATTTACACCCCTCGCATTTCATATCATCGGTTAATTTTGAATACTGGCAGTCTTTGGTCATCGGGTTAGTAATTTTAACCATATGAGCAATTCTTGTCATTCCTTTAGCAATCCATCCGACTTGAACAATATTATAATTTGCTAATGCTTTTCTGTTGTAACAGCCGTTCATAGTATCTATCATTTTTGAGATTCAGCTAAAACTTCGATCAGCTTTTTTGCATAATGCTCTGCTTTTCTAATTTCCTGTACGCTTGCGTCTTTGCTACCCATCCTCAGCGTATATTTTAAAAGATTCCCTCGATAGTATCCGATTCGCTGTTCCAGTGACCATGTATCGATGACATCCCAAGGC